GGCAAGCCGAGGGCGTCGTCGATCTGACGCTTGGCTTGCGCTATCCGGCTGTCGTAGGTGCCGCCATTCATGCCATTTATTCCGCGTACGACTTAACCATCTCAAGGATGATAGTGTACCTGTCACCGGCGCTGGCGTCGTGAGTAGAGAATTGGATGTCGCCATTCTTACCTGCGCCTGCGTTGTTCCACAGACCGCCGAACTGCGTCAGGTCCATCGAGTACATGGTGTTCTGCGGGATTGACGTGATAAGCACGTCCGTGGTGGCGTCCCAGAACATGTCAACAATTAGGCCGTGGGTAAATGCGTGTATCTTGACGATAGTCACCCCGTCGCAGGCCTTGCCGAAGGCGCTGGAGGTGAGTGTCGATACATCAACCTTAGTCACCTTGGTTTCCCCGGTGCCGTCGGATATGTTCGTAAATTTCATGATGGCCATACGCTCGCCATCGAACAGGGTCTGTGTTGCTACTGCGTCCGCCATGGGGCGTTCCTTCTGCGAAGTAAGGGCCGGTTATTTAGGCCGGCCCCCACCCTATACCATCGCTTTCGCGAACAGTCATTAGTCCTGTGCGGTCGTCTGCACGTAGCAGTACGTGACACGCACCTGACCAGCCGTAGGCTGACCAACTGACGTGACCGTAGCGACAACAGTGCCGTTCGTGCCGATGTCGTCCATCGCGGCGAGCTGTGCGGCGGTGAACGTCGGAAGGACGCGGATGCCGGTCTTGGCGTTAACGCCACTGGCGTACTGCGTGCCGCCCGATGCCGTGCCGACAGACACAGTCGCCGAGGTGGCGCTGTTGTACTGCGTAAGCACGTCGACAATGATGTCCACGATCTGGCTGTCGTACGGCAGGTAAACCGTGCCGTTCTGCACCAGTGTGGCATCGAAGTCGATCAACACAGTCTGCGAAAGAACCGCAAGGCCGATGTTGGGTCCGCCTGACAAACCGGCGTTTATGTCGCCGGAGGCAAGTGGGCCGGTCCAAGTAGTCTGAGACATCTGTTTTCTCCTTCAGAGAAGAGAGGGGGGCCGAAGCCCCCCGCTCAGGTTAGATGCCCGGCGTACCGTACACGCCGCGCGGATCGGTCCAGCCGAACGCGTAGCGTTCAGTGGCCTTGTAGCGCATGCTGTCGGTTTCGAAGTCACCCTCCATCGACTTCTCGAGGCCGCGACGCATCGCGAGCTTGAGACCCTCGGGCGCGTCGGTCTGAACCCAGAACGCCGTGGTCGAGGTGATACGCGAGAGGTTGGCCTGACCGCCATCCAGCAAACCCATTGATTTGACTGGATTAATGTCATTATTTGCCGTTCCGGCACGCAGCACAGACTTGAGGAGAACCTCAGCCTGAAACACGTTGCTCGGTCCAACGACCAACTTCTTCGGCGTCAAGCGGATGCGCTTGCCGTTGTTGTCCACGGCGTTGCGGATCTGCACCAGCAGCTGCTCAAGCGAGGTCTGCGACAGGTTTGCGGCCGTCGAGAGCTTGTTGGAGAAGGTGCCGTTGGCGATCGGGTGATTGGTGGCCACCAGCTCAACGCCGTCGCCGCCAGCGTAAGCTGCCGTGAACGAACGGTTGAGGATGTTGGCGCCAAGGGTTTCCTTGGTTTCAATCAGCGACTGTGCGAGGTGACGTGCATAGGTCTGACCGATGCGGATGTGATCACCATCTTCGACAAGAACCTTGGTCAGGGCGAATGCCAGACCGTAGACCTTGTACAGGTAGCGCTGAATGAACAGGACGCCGCCCGACTGGTAGGTGACCGGCATGCCATCTGGCAGTTCCGGTGCAGCGCCGAAGCCGTACAGGACAGGCTCTTCATGGTAGTTCCGGGGGATGCCCTTGAACTCCTTGAATACCTGCGCCCACTCATCGGCACGCTGGTCGTAGATACCGTTGAACTCTTCATTAAGAATAGGCTCAACGATGGAGCGGAAGTCTGTACTCCGCATTGGATTAGCCATTGTTCATGCCCTCCTTAATAAGCGGCGATGTTGGCAGTGTTCTGGTGCTCAGAAATCTGAACCAGAGCATTGACATACGTGTCGCCGAAGTTGTTGTCCGGACCGGGGACGATACCAATCAGGCGGAGGCCTGCGTTGGTGGCGGAAGATGCGACGTTCAGCGACTGCGACGACAGACCGGTGGTCGTGTTGCCGGCAGCGGCCGAGAAGTCGTACTGCTTGCCGACATCGGCAACAGCCAGAGCAGCGTTGCTCTGGATCTGGTACGTGATCGTCTGGTCGATGGTCACGTACGTGACGATCTCAGTAGCCACGGTGCCCGTGGTCCACTTGTTGGAGATGCGACGACGCTGGTCGCTGTCGGTCCATTCGACGCCCTGAAAGGTGCCGATGAACGCATCGCCAGCGGCGGCGACGACAATGGTTCCATCCGTCGGGTCGACTTTGACCGGCTGGTTCTGGAAGATATTCGCGGCGTACCCCGAGGTGCAAGTCATCGCGAACGGGCGTACAACGCCCGACGGATGGTTCACTGGGATAAGGCCGTAGGGGGATGCAGTGCTTGGCATGTCCTATTTCCTTAGAAAATTGATTGAGAGATGCCTTAGCTGAAAGCTGCCAGCCTCGGCGCGGCTTGACGAAAGTCATCCATACCGTCCCCTTCAATGAGCCGACCGCCGGACTGCTCGGCCTGCGCGCGGATGCTATCCGCGACTTCGGCGAGTTTGTCCTCTTCACGCAACGGAGCGTCGTAGTGAGCCTCCTTCATGAACCTCTGATAGAGGCTCTCGGGCAGCTTAAACGCGAGCATCTCGTTGACCGCGATCATGCCGACATATTCGCCGGTCTTGACCGAGGCATGAGCCATCCCGGGAACTTCTTCTGCCTTAACCGGCTCGTAACCGAGCTGGATGCGGCGATGAATTGGATCGCGCGGGTTGGTCGTGGTGAGCCAGCACACATGATATCCGGGTAGATCCGGTAGATCAGGAAGTGCGTCGTTAAATAGTTGAGCGCGGAACATCTCAAGTCGCTCGTCGTCGCTAACCTCGCGGCTTTCGGTGACCTGACGGTCATCCATTGCACGAGAGCGCCGAGCAACACCCGGTTCCTTCTTCAGGCGGTCGTCCATACGATCATCATTCATGTTGGCATACTCCTTTAGTTAGCCGAACCGTTTTTGTCGTAGGCCTGATACGCCTTGAGCATTTGGTTGCGACGTGAAACGTCGTCCCAGATGCCCGCTTCGATCATAGCCTGCTTACGTTCGGGTGTCACGTAGATTTCTTTACGGGTGGAAGTTGGCGCATGTTCGCGCGTCTGACCCTGTGGTGGGGCCTTGCGGCGCGGTGTGCCGGCAGCCGGCGCATCGTCCGCAGAACCGCCCACACGGGACGCCACGCGGCGCGTCAGCTCTTCCCAATAGCCGCGCGTCGTCGGGTCGTACCCGGCCGCCGTGAGACTGTTGTCGATCGCCTTGGTGACGGCGCTGTCCTCGTCGCGGCCCGACGGGTCGTACCACGGATTGGCGGACAGCCACTCCTTGGCGTAGTTCACCGTGCGCGGATCTGCGCCCGGGTTGGCGTGCTGCTGGCGAGCCTGCTCGACCTGCTGCTTCTGCTGCCAGAGCATTGCCGCCTCGCGCTGCGCCTCGTCGCGCAGGCGCATGGCCGTGGCTACGTCGTCACCGTTGCCGGCCTCGACGGCGCGGGCGATGATGCCCTCGGCCTGCCGCACTTCCTGCTGCACCTGATTGAACCGCTGGTCGATGGCGCTGACGTTGCTGGCCAGCGTGTTGCCCTCGATGGCGGCTACGCGGCGAGCCAGTTCGCCGTTCTGGTGGCGCAGCATCTCCAGTTCGCGCTGTGCGCTCTCCTTGGCGCGCTTCTGGATTTCGCGACGCTTGACGCGGCGCTTGCGGCTCTGGCTCTCGACTTCGTCGTCGGTGTCGTCCTGACTGGCGGCGAGGCGTTCATCATCGCCGTCATCGTCGTCATCGCTGTCGTCTGCAGCCTCGACCGGGGTTTCGGCGGGCGGCGTGCCCTCGATGATCTCGAACTCGTCTTCGGTATCTGGTGTGTCACTCATGACCGGCTCCTTTCAGCCTTATAGCGACGGGTGTCGCTAGATCGTTAAACAAACGCCTTCACCGTCAGCGGATCACCCGGCACGGCGCCGAGCAAGTCGAGATCGTTGAAAAGCACGAACAGCACTTCATCTTCGTTGTTTGGACCGTGCTTAACTGTCCACTTGTCGCCGCCGTACTTTGGCGTGCGAACGAAGTCACCCGGCGCGGCCCACGAACCTTCGGGCCACGCTTCCTGTGTGTTGCGGTTCTTGAACGCGAGGCTGCCCACGGCGATGACCTTGGCCACCTGCGTGTTCCACTGCTCGGTGTCCCGAGCATCCTGTGTCAGGATGATGCCGCCGGCCGTCTTGCGCTTGGCAGAGCGGATCTGCACCAGCACGCGGCTGCCGAATGGCACAAAGTTCGGGTCGACTGCGGGAAACGCCTCGTCGATGCCCGAGTAGGCAAACGATACTTGGTTGATGATGTCTGACATGGGTGCTCCATCCGTGTCACTGTTACAGGTCAAAGCCTCTTCGTTCGTGCTCTCTGACCATTTCGAGTAGCACGATCTTGGCGCGCTCGATGCCTGCGTACAGGCCGACAGCGCGTCCGAAGTCATATGCCTCGCGTCCCGAGGGCTGCGTCAGTGTCTCAACAGCAAGCGTCGCCTGCTCCTCCTCCAGACGCTGAAGCAGCACCTCGATCTTCACGCAGGCGTCTTCGGCGACGACGGCACCTTGGGCATCGTGCCCATCGCCATCTTCTTGTGCTGCGAGATGGCGTCACCGCTTACGGTGCCGCCCGGTGTCGGGCCTGTCGCGTTGTTCTTTGCCACTTGCTTCTCCTTACGGGTTGGGGTTGATCCCGGTGCCTGTCGACACCGCGATGCGCTCACCTGACATGATCTCAGCCTGTGCAAGCTGCATCGCCGTCTGGTTATCTTGCTGGTTCATAGTCATGCGCGCGTTCAGCTCGGCCGCCTTGCGGGCATCCTCGCGGTCCTGACGCAACTGCTCCAACTGCTGCTCGATCTGAAGTTTCTGCGCCTGCAGTTGCTGCTCGACCTGATCCTGCGCGGCCTGTGCCTGCATCTTCTGGCCCTCGAGCTGCATCTGCGCCTGCATCTTCTGCCCCTCGATCTGCATCTGCGCCTGATCGCGTTGCGTCTGCGCCTGCAGCTTCTGCCCCTCGATGGCCGTGCGCGGATCCTGCGGCGGCTGCGGTGCATACTGCTGCATCGTCTCCATCGCCTTCGCGATGATCGGCGGCAGTGACGCGAAGATGTTGGCAGCCTCGCCGACGACGCTCTGCGACGCCTCGGCCAACATGCGATCGAAGGCGCGCCGGGCTTCGAAGTCCTTCAGCGTCTTCATCTCCTCGCTGATGTCGACGCCGCTCGTCTCCTCGGCCAGCTCCAACACCGTCGAGGCGTACCACAGCGCGACGTGCTCCTTGAGGTGCTGCATGATCACCGGCAGGTACTGCGGCGCGATGAGCTGGCTGCCGCCCAGCGCCGGGCTGGTCATGTACGCGAGGTGCGTCTTGAGGTGCGCGATGTGGTCCTGCTCGGGGAACGCCACGACGGGCTTGCCCATGGTGGCCGTGACGTTCTCGTTGACGGCGTTCTGCTGCTTCGGCTCAAGCGGCGGCGTCAGCAGCTCCTTGTAGTTCGGCACGCGGAGCGTCTCGAGCAGCCGCTCCTCGACTTTGCGCTGGTTGTACAGTTGCGGCATCGCGGCGGCGCGGGCCGACACGGCCTGCACCTGCGCAAAGCGCTGCGCCTCGCTGAAGATCGCCGGGTCGGACACCGGCACCACGTCCATCGGGCCTTGGAAGTCGGCGCGCGTGGCCAGCTCCTCGCCGACTTCACGCTCGGTGTCGTCGTCGTCAAGGTGCATGCCGTTGAGGCGGTGCAGGATGTCCAGCACGCGCGCCATTGCGTCGTGCAGGCGGCCGTGGATGGCCGAGAACACCGTCATGCCCTCTTGGATCAGGGCCAGCGTCGTGCCAACCGGCGCGTTGGGGTTCTGGTCGGCGAGGTTGTCCATCGACGTGCGGACGACACCCTTGCCGGCGTCAACCACGAAGCCCAGCAACTGGAACAGCGTCGGCGACGGCGGGTTGAACGGTATCGGCATGGCGATCTTGCGCACGTCATCGATGTTGATGCCGCCCTCGATCTCCTCGACCTGCGTCGGCTGGATGTTCAGCGTCTGGCCGCCGCGCGTGCCGCCCTTCAGCTTGAGCATCGTCGGCACGTTCTGGATGTGCGCGCTGTCCATGAGGGCGCGCAGGGCGCCCGTCGCGGCGGCACTGAGGCCACCGATCATGTGCGGCAGGCCGATGGGGTATGCGCCGCGCCACGGGATGAACGGGAACTCCACGAACCACGCCAGTGGCTCGCGGCTCTCGTCGTTCTCGTCCCAGTTGCGGTAGATCGACAGCACCTTGCCGCTCGGCTTGTCGACGGTGAGGATGTACGGCGCATTGCCGTCGCCCTCGACGTCGGCCACGGCGTGTATCTCGAACACGGTGCGCAGGCCGTCCTCGTTGTAGCTGGTGTCGCTGCGCCCCTCGATCTTGTCGTTGGCGATGTCGGCAGCCGAACGCTCAGGCTCGAGGCCCGGCGGCGTCAGCTCGACGTCGCGGTACATGCCAGACTTTACGCGTTCCTCGTAGTCGAGTTGCGTGAGGTACTGCACGTGCGTCTTGCGTTGCGCGCTGTTGAAATTGGTTGCGGCGAACGGCAGGTACATGTCGTCGATCGCGACGAACAGGAAGCCCGGCCGGTTGCGCGCGTCGTCCCACGACATCTTGAGGTACTGCGCGCCGCCCAGTGGCACCTGCGTCAGCATCTGCTCCATCTCGCTGCGGAACTCTTTGCTCTGCACCGTGAGCTGCCAGTTCATCATGCGCGTCTTGCGCTTGGCCTTCTGCAACTTCTTGAGGGTCACTTCACCCTCGATCAGGTCCTTCACCGGACCCTGCGGCGGGAGCAGCTCGCGGATGGCGCGCGACGCGAAGTCGATGCACGCCTCGGTCATCATCGGGTGCACGACCTTCGACGCGCCTTGGAACTGCGCGCCGCCGGGCGCGTCGTCACCGAGACCGGTGCGGCGGATGCCCTCCTCGTACTGCTCGTCGCGCTTCTTGCGGGCTTCCTTGTCCTTGCTGATCAGGTCAAGGAAGCGGCTCGACAGTGCGTTCAGCTCGCTGTCCGGCATGCTCTCAGCGAGGTTGGCGTAGAACTCGCTGTCGGCATCGGTCGCCTCCTCGCCGAGACGCACGATCGCGCCACCGTCCTCGGTGTCCTCGACGTCGGAAATCTCCTCGTCGTCGATCTCGACCATCTCGCCCTCGGTGTCGATGTCGTCTTCGTCGTCCATCATGCGTCAGTCCTCACTGGCTGTACGGGTTGGTGACGACCCCGCGCCATGGTTTAGATGAAACCCGTAGCGCGCTTCCGCTGCCTTTCGGGCATCAATAGCATCTTTTAAGCAAACAAATCTACCCAGATGCACGCACTTACGCGCTGGATGTATCTGTGCTTTCCATGATTGCGTTTGTTTACACCACGAGACGCCAGTAACGCCGCTGGTGTTATTCTGCTTCATCCGCTGGTTCCGCCGGTTTTCCAGTAAGGTGACATCTCGCAAGTTTGCTATGCAATTGTCCGTCTTGATGTGGTTGATGTGGTCAATCTCACCGGCGGGCCAGACGCCGTGATGCACGGCCCACGCAACGCGGTGCGCCTTTAACATCCTGCGGTCTAAAGCAACTTTCGAGTAACCGTCGCTTGGCGCGTGTGAACCTGCTTCTCGACCCGCCCACCGGCCGTTCCATGCAGGACTTGACCCAGCATGCGCGAGCCAGTTCAACTTCCCAGTTTGCGGATCGTACCGCAACCGTTGACGGAGGTATGCTATCGCGGGTAATGCATTTTTCGTCATCGCCAGCAGATCCTTTGCTGTGGTGCCAAGAGCAAGGGCGGCACCAGCCGTGTCGCCCTTGCTCGCTTTATACCCGATATGGTGAAATGCAGCAATCACTGGCTGTACGGGTTGGTGACGACGCGGGGAGGCGGCCGATCGCCGGTGTCCTTGGGCTTGTCTTTTATCAGGCGGATGAGGCCCTTGTCCAAGCACAGGCGGATCGCCTGCGTGCAGGCGTCGACGTGATCGTCGTGTTTGATGCTGCCGCCGCCGGCGAACGAGCAGAGCTGGGTCACCACGGCGTCGCACCACGTGCGCGCCTTGCCGGGGAACTTCTCGCTCTCGGGCAGCCAGACGCGCTTCTGCGCGAATACCGGGCTGACGATGTGCAGCCGGCTCAACTTGTCGGCGCGTCCCGGGTTGTACGCATACGCCTCGATCCCCGTCTCGGCGAGCATCTGGCGCAGGCTGATGCCGCTGCCCTTGTCCTCGATCAGCAGGATGTCCGGCTTGCGGCCGCTCGTCATCGGCTTCGACGCGCCGAACAGCGGCTTGATCAGCGCCTGATCCTCGTCGTCGCCGTACGCGACGTTCAGTTCCTTCTTGACGCGCTTCATCAGCGCCGGCAGCCCGAGGTGGTCGTCCCAGCAGTCGAGCAGCATGACGTGCGACATGCCCTTGTACTCGAACACGCCCCACGTCGAGCAGGCCGTCGGATCGGGGTCGCCCTTCTTGTCGACGCTCTTCTCTGTGTACGCCGTGTCGAGGCTCATGATGATCCAGTCGAACCGGGGCAACGCCTTCTTCGCGGGCCACAGGTTGAACCAGCTCCGCTTGATGATCCCGCTCTCCTCCGGGTCGACCAGCTCGCCGTGCAGCTCTTGACGGCCGATCACGGTGCCCTCGTACTGCTCGAGCTGTTTGAAGAAGCTGTCCGGCAGGTTCGCCTTGTTGTCGAACGTGCTGCCGCGCACGATGATCCGCTTGTCCTGCGGCGCGGTCAGCTTGCGGATGATCTCGCGCGGCTTGGGCGTCGTGGTCCACAGCACCTGCGGCGCGGAGCCGAGGCGCATGCCCATCATCGCCATGTCCCACACGTCCTCGGCGTACATCCACGCGGCCAATTCATCGAACCAGCCCCTCGTGTGCTGGGGACCGCGCAACCGCTCCGGCTTCTCGGCCGTGAAGCCACGGATCGTGCTGACACCGCCGGCGATGTTCTTGATCTTGACGATCATGTCGCTCTTGTTGTGCTCGATCAGCAGATCCGGCGGCAGCACGGACAGGATGCCGCTCTCACCCTCGAAGCAGGTGAACTTGACGTCGCTGTACGTCGGCGCGATCACCGCGCTGTCGAAGCCGCTGGCGTCCTCGTACGCGGCGCGCGTGATCCACTCTGCACCGACGCGCGTCTTACCGAAGCCGCGCCCGGCGAGGATGCCCGCTTCCGTCCAGTCCGTCTCGGGCAGCAACTGGCTCGGTCGCGCCGTGGCGCTCCACCGGCGCTGCCAGTCGAGGTATATCTGCATGTCGTGAGGCAGGCCGCTGACGAGCGTGGCGAGGTCGGCGGCGCCGCGTGGCATCGCCTTCCCGCTCGGCAAGGTCAGCGCCGTGGCCATCAGTGGCGGCGATGGTCGTCGCGGTACAGGTCGAGCGCGCCGCGTAGCTGCTCGTTCGTCACGCGGATCTTGTCGTACCGATCTGCGAGCAGGTCGCAGTGACGCTGTATGCTCTCGATGGTGCGCTCGGCGATTACAGCGTCTGCCTCAAGCTGCGCGATGCGCTCCTGCTGATCTGCGACCCGTGGAGTGCCACGGAGCCAGCCCCAGTTCCAGTTCATCACTTGTCGCCCCTCTTTGCATCGCGCATCGCGGCCGCCAGTGACGCTGCGATGGCGGCGGTGTCGGCGGTGCCCTCGACCTTGAGGGTCTCGCCTTCCTTGTTGCCGATCGTCGTCTGCGTCTTGGCGCCGTATTTCTTCGGGTTCCAGCAGGCCAGCAGCTTCAGCCGCGTGTCGACCTGCGCCCGACGCCACTGCACGTGGCCCGGGTCGATGCGACCCTCGACGCGCGCCGGCTCTGCATCGATCAGTGCGAGGGCCTGCTCGGCGATGGCGTCACCGCCAACCTCGCGCGCGTAGGCGTATGCGACTGCCAGCGCTTCGTCTGCCGCTACCCACTTGCCCCAGTTCACCGGGTGAAACCCCAACTCACGGCCGAGCGCAGCCAGCGTCTCTCCCAGAGCGAGGCGCTCAAGGACTTCCGCTTCAAGTTTTGGGGTGCGCTTGGTCGGCGTAGGCATGTGGTCTGCGTGCTCCGCTGCGTGGCAGGACTACCAGTAAGTGACACACAGATAACACCGCAACGCCGCGTCTGCAACACCCCGCGCTTCAGAACACGAAACAGTCACCCTCAATCTTGAACGGCAGCTTGCCCGCGTCAAGCATCCGGTAGAGCGCGCGGAGGATAGTCTGCCTGCGGATGTCACGCTTCCCCGACCCCCTCGGCAACTGACCGAAGCAATGCTTGACGAAGTCGGCGTGAGTGACGCGATCTGAGAGCAAGGCAAGAATCGCGCCCTGCTCGATGATGAATGCATCCGTCCACGGCTGTGTGGGCGTGACGAGGCGGAAGTCTCTGGGGGTTCGGCGTTTCAGTGCAAGCATTCTCTGTCTCCTTCTACACCACCGTTAGCATTACATCACGCGCATCACAATACCCCTGACACGCACACCGCCAGACACGCAGCGTCTCGAAATGATGTAGAACGAAAGGTGAGACGCTGTACCCCGAAACCTGCATCACAACTTACACCGGCTCGGTGCAGCGTGCACCTCCACCGGGGGTATACACTTGTATAGCCCCCAAACGGTGTAGGGGCGCGCTGCACTCCCACGCCTGCCGCAGCATACAGCATGACGCGAAACGCTGCGAAACGCTGTACGCTGCACAGCACGCAAAATAATACACGTGATGCGAAATAACCTGTTGACGGGCCGCAAGCACCCGCTTACACAGAGACATCAGCAACGCACACAGGAGACACCGACATGACGACCACCCTCACCGCCGCCCGCCCGTGGATCGCAGAGCGCACCGCCGAGATCAACGCCGCCGCCGACGCCATCACCGCCCTGAACATCGGCGACGGTGTCAGCGTCTCGGTCTGGACCGACGTGGACGCCTACACCGTCGTCAAGAAGACCGCGACGACGATCACGCTCCGCGCCGACACCGCCACGCTCCTCAACCGCGACGAGCTGCGCTTCATCCCCGGCGGCTTCGCTGCCCACTGCGACAACCAAGCCGACCAGCGTTACTCGTACGCAGCCAACCCCGACGGCCGCGAGATCAAGATCAGCCTGCGCCGCTGGGCCGACGAGGACGGCGCCGAGCGCCGCAAGTGGAAGAGCGCCGGCACCAAGACCTTCGAGCAGGGCGGCAACGCCTACGCCGGCCGCCGCGCCTTCCACGACTTCAACTTTTGACACCGCCGCCCCGGGGGCACACCACCCCCGGGGCCAACCCCCACACAGGAGACACCGACATGCGCTTCGGAGACATCACCATCAACAGCGACCGCTTCGGCACCACGCTCACGCACCACGGCGAGCGCCGATCGCTCTACTTCCAGCCGGGAGACGAGGCGGGCGACCTGCACGACGCGCTGGAGGCCACTGAGGCCGCGCTGGAGGCCAGCGGCGTCACCTACACCTACGCCGACGTCCTCGCGGCCGTGTGGGACGACTACAGGGACGCAGGGCAGGAGATCGACACGTGAGCGACTACCGCATCAAGATCTCGATCAGCAACGGTCGCATTCTCCGGCTGATGGACGAGGTGGGCATCGAGACGCAGACCGAGTTGGCCCGCCGCGCGGGCATGGGGGTGGTGGCCGTCAACGCCATCGTCAAGATGCGCGACCTGCCGAAGCTGCAGAACGGCGACTGGCGTGACGCGGTGCAGCGCATCGCGGCAGTGCTAGGCGTGACCCCCGAGGAGATGTTCACCGACACGCAGGCCAACGGCGTCCTCGAAAAGAGCACCTTCGAGACCAACCTGACCGAGGCGCAGATGGGCAGCCTGTGTGGCCCCGACGCCGTCACGCAGCTCGAGGAACAGGACATGGTGGCCCACCTCATGATGGAACTGCCAGACCGCGAACGGCGTGTGATCACGGCGCGCATGGAGGGCGACACGCTCGCGGAGGTCGGGCTGAAGATAGGCACCCAAGCGGAGCGAGTGCGCCAGATCGAGGCGAAGGCGATCCGCCACATGCGGAGGCAGGCGCACCGCCTCAACATCCGCGCCGATGACGCTTTCTAGGCAATTACGCCAACAGGAGACACCGACATGATCAGCAAGAAAATAACCGCCCTCGTGGCGCAGGCGACCGACGATCGGGTGCTGTACCACCTGCGCCGCGCCCTCAGCGCCGCCCTACAGTCGGAGGAGGTGAAGCCGGTGCCGACCAACATCGAGCTGGTAGACCGCAACTGGTCCATCTGGCGCGACCACTACGTCAACAACGTCAACAAGGCTGATCTGGCCCGGCAGCACGACATCACGAAGGCCCGCATAACTGGCATACTGGGCAAGCAGATGCGCCGCGTCGTGTACGTGATAGGCTGGGATCGTGGGCACTATGGCAGGCCGATGCGAGAGGCACTGCTGGGCGTCGAGGTCGTCTGGCGGGCGGGCGAGCCTGACTATTTGCGCATGCCCGACGGCCGCGAGGTTCTGTTCAACGGCATGCCCTACGACCGCTAGTTCCT